TAAAAAATCGATTAAACATGGAAAACACAACAAACAGTGGTAGTCTAGACACTCTAAACCTAAAAGACACATTATTAGTATCTGCAAGAAAAATTAACAATGGTAAATTATCATTAGAATTTGCAGAGATTATCAAATCAGGAGACAGAGCAGTATCTGCACTAACATTATTAAATGCAAGTGATGCAAGATTTAGCGGTAAGCCAAGAAGAGCTTGGGTAACAGCAGAACCTGTTGATGCAGCAAAACTATTTAACATTAACTTTGGAGATGATGGAGATTGGATCATGACTGAGCGTGGAGAAATAATGGAATTAAATATTCTTAATCCTGCACACAACGGTTCTAGATTTAGACTTCAAATCAATGAAACAACTGTTGGTACACAGTATCAATTAGATAACATTGAAAGTGCAGCTAAAAGACGTGGTAAAGATGGTGAGTTTATAACTCATGAAGGAAACTATGTATTTAGTAATACAGAAGTTGTAATGGCAAATGATGTTGATGTTGTTAAACATACATATCTAACAAGCGATGCACAAAGTATTGCTCAGGTTGAAGAAACTGAAGATGAATTAGTAGAAGTTACAAACTACTAATATAATAAATAATGAATAAGAGAGCCTTAGAGCTCTTTTATTTATTATTATAAAAGAATTAAGTATATAGTATAAAATAATTAAGTATATTTGTATTATATATAAAAACATTTATTATGGCGACACATGATACATATAAAAGTCCTACTATTGTAAAGAACAAGACTGTTCTCGAAGAAATTACATTTAGAGGCAAAAAAATTACAAGAGAAAGAGTAGTAAAAGAATGGAACATACCTAAGATTATTACAAGTGATATTGGGTATCAATTAATGTTTGGACATAGAAGCTGTACTTTACAAACTAAAAAGACTGTAAGTGGAATAGTAGAAAGAGCATTAGATTAATTAACTAAAATTTAAAATTATGGGAAAAATGAAATGGATTTACGGGATGGTGCAAGACGGGAGTTCAAATAACTTTCTTACTGCATATAAAAAAGCAAGAATAAATAATGATATGGGATTTACATTTGATAGTAAGTTTATCGATATTATACAAGCTAAAGCTATTTGTAGTGAAATTAAAAAAGCTGAAAAAGAATACGATAAACATATAGATGAAATGGCAGATAGACATGTTGATTTATTACATGATATAGCAAGAGGAAAATGATTTATTTAATAGATAATACAATAGCTGTTAGTCACATACCTGCATCACATTATCAGTTGGGGACAATTGATGATGTGGTGAGTTATTGTAAAGATAAACAGGTATTAGGTGTAGATACAGAAACTGAAGGATTTGACTTTACATGCAAGAAAATGATTATGTTTCAAATTGGAGATGAACATCAACAGTTTGTTATAGACACTAGAGTAGTTAGTATTGAACCACTAAGAGATATACTAGAAAGCAAAGACATTATAAAAATATTTCACAATGCTAAATTTGACTACAAATTTATAAAGCATTGGGGTAATATAGAATGTGAAGGTATTTATGATACATTCTTAACTGAAAGAGTATTAAACTGTGGTAAAGACGGAGTTAGGTACGGACTTAAAGATGTATGTAAAAAGTATTTAAATGTTGAGTTAAATAAAGAGGTAAGAAACCAATTTATAGGACTAACAGGTCAGCCTTTTAGATCAGATCAAATAGTTTATGGTGCTAAAGATGTAGAGTATTTAATAGGTGTAAGAAATCACCAGCTCCCATTAATAGATACATATAAACTAAATAATGTAGTTGACCTTGAAAATGAGGCTGTTACATCATTTGCAGATATAGAGTATAATGGTTTAGATTTAGATACAGAGTCTTGGAAGAAGATAGAAGGTATTAATAAAGATAACGCTGATGAACTTCAAGAGAATTTAGATGATATGGTTAGAGTTGATAGTAGAGTTAAACATTTTGTATCTAGATATATACAAACAGATATGTTTACTCCTCTTGATGATATTAGAGATATAGATATTAAATGGACTTCACCTAAACAAGTGCTTGAGGTATTGCAGTGTATACTACCTAAGCTTGAGAATGTTAACGGTAAACAAATGTATAAATATAGGTTTAAATACCCATTAATAGATAAGTATGTTAAATATAAAGAAGCTATGAAATTATGTACATCTTATGGTGACGCATTCTTTAAGAACTTAGCTGGAGATAATAAAATACATACAAACTTTCACCAAATTCTAGATACAGGTAGAGTTAGCTCTTCCAAGCCTAATATGCAACAGATACCTGCAGATAATATCTATAGGAATTGTTTTATTGCGCCTGATGGATGGAGTTTTGTAAGTGCTGACTATAGTTCTCAAGAACTAAATGTTATTGCCTTTGGATCTAAAGATCCGGTATGGCTGGAAGCTTTAGAAGAAGGACAAGACTTACACTCTACCTGTGCTGAATTGGTTTATGATAAACAATGGTATGATGCAGCAGAAAAAGATTGTGCGTATTATGTCAATGATGCTAAACAGAAATGTAACTGTCCAACACATAAAAAACTTAGAACAAATGTTAAAACAATTAATTTTGGTCTTGCTTACGGTATGGGGCCTAACAAGCTTGCTGATACCCTTAATATTACTATTGATAATGCTAAGCTTCTTATCGATAAATATTTTGAAGCTTTTCCATCTATTAAAGGATTTCTTGAGAAGCTAGGTAATTATGGGAAGAAGTTTGGTTATATTAAAACATTTCCTCCTTACAATAGAAAGAGATGGTTTAGTAATTGGTATCCAAAGATTTGGAACAATAAGGCATCAATGATGGAGCTTGGTAGTATAGAGCGTGCTAGTAAAAATACACCTATACAGGGAGCTAGCGCAGATATGACTAAACGAGCTTTAGTGTTAATGCGTGAGTATATAAAAATGAATGAGGCACCTGTTAAACTAGTAATGACTGTACATGATCAGATAGATACTATATGTAATAATGAGTATTTAGATCAATGGACATCATCTATGAAAAGTTTAATGGAAGTAGCTGCTAATGAGATAGTAACAAATGGTTTGTTAAAAGCTGAAGTAACAGTTAGCAACTGTTGGGAAAAATAATTAAAAACTAAAACAATAGATATGAACTGGAACAGTAAAACAAAGCAATGGACAGAGCTTAAAAGCTTGTCTGTTATTAAATTAGCTACTATAGCTAATAAATTAAGAACAAAGCGTATGTCAATAAAAAACATAGCTGAGGTTTTAAATAAGAGTGAGAGTAGAATAAGAGAGTATTTAAAAAGTTAACAACAAAAAAGATATGATAGAAACATTAATATTAATTATGGTAATAGTAATAACTTTATTGTTAGGGCGATATGCTTTACAAGAAGGTATGAAATTAGAAGAAAAAAAGAATAATAAAAAATATAAAAACTATGAGCAAAATAAAAGAAATAATAGATAATCTTAATCAAACGATTAGAAAAATGTCTAAACCAACTGTAGTAGAAAGTGATAGCACTGCTTATAAATCAACTAGAGCTAAAAAAAGTCAGTTAGTTAGACTAAGGGATGAACTATTAGAAAAAGAAAAAAAGAATGGATAAACATTTAGTGGAAGCATTTGTTTCAGAATTTAAGCAACAACAAGAATGGCAGGAAAGATGTAAATCTAATTACATTGAATTTGACGACTATTTTAAATATAGTGGTAAAGTTGAAGAAGACACTGAAGAGTGGGCAGAGTTTATAGAAGCACAAAAATATGCAAACATTAAAGCAGCTCCATTTAACAAATCAAGATCCGATTATTTTAGAATATATTGGTTAAAACTTAAAAATAAAAATTATGATAAGAAAAACACAGGTTAACTCCCTTAAAAAGTTAAAGACTACTATAAACGGTAAACGAAAAACTGTTTATGACATACTTACCTTAAAAGGTTCAGCTACAAATAGAATGATAGCTAAAGCTTTAGGGTGGGATATAAATAGAGTAACGGGCAGAGTGACTGAGCTAGTAAACTTAGGTTTAGTTACAGCTGACAACACAACTTACGATAATGATACTAATAGAACTGTTACGTTATGGAAAGCATTGTGACTCAGAATATAAATACAATAAGAGATACAGAGCAGAGAAAAGCTCTTAACTCTTGGGCTAAACAAGGTTTTGTTGGGTCAGTAATAGCAGGGACAGGTTTTGGTAAGTCTAGGGTAGGAGTATTAGCAGTAGATTATATATTAAATCAAAAAAGTAAAAGTGATGAAAAATCTGCTTTAGTATTAGTTCCTACAGTACAATTGCAAGATCAGTTTCGTGGTGAATTTGCCAAATGGAACGTAGGTCATTGCCTTGACCATGTAGATATTTTATGTTACCAAAGTGCTTATAAATTGCAAGGGCAGCATTACGATATAGTAATATGTGATGAGATACATTTAGGACTAAGTAATGAATATAGAAAATTCTTTAAGAATAATATTTATGACAGTCTATTATGCATGACTGCTACACTACCTGAAGAAGATGAATACAGAGATATTTTAAGTAAAATAGCACCTACAGCTTACTCTATTACATTAGATGAATGCGTAGCTTTAGGAGTAGTAAGTCCGTATAATATATCTTGTGTCCCTGTAACTTTAACTCCAGATGAGAAAGTTGAATATAAAAAAGCTAATAATAGTTTTCTTCGTTGGAAGTATCAACTAGGACAATTTAATGCTTTTGAAACTGCGCAGATGATAATGGGTAACAAAAATGCTACTCCTGGAGAAAAGCAGAAAGCAGTAATGTTTTATAGAGCTATAAGAATGAGGAAACAAATAGTAGATTTTGCAGAAAATAAAATAAATAAGTTTAAGAACTTATATAAAAAGAATAAAGGCAAAAGAATTCTAGTATTTAGTGGGGCTAATGATTTTACAGATAAATTATGTGATTCTGTTAAACCTAATGCAATGTCTTATCATTCTAAAAAGACTAAAAAACAAAAAGATTTAGCTTTAGAGTCATTTAGAAATGGGTCTATTAATGTGCTGTGTTCTACAAAAGCTCTTAACCAAGGGTTTGACGTGCCAGATGCAAACATGGGTATTATCTGTGGAATTACAAGTAAATCTTTATCAATGATTCAGAGAGTTGGTCGTTTGATTAGATTTAAAGAAGGCAAAGTAGGGGAAATTATAATACTGTATGTAGCTGATTCTCAGGAAGAAAAATGGCTAAAAAATGCAGTTAAAAACCTTAGTAATGTTGTCTGGAAATAAAATAATATTAATATTTAAAAAATTTGTACAGTATGAAAAACATTAGTATATTTGCAACAGTTATATATTTAATTATAAAAGATTCTTTTATAGCCCTAACTGCCAGGAAAGCTGAAAAGACTATTATAGTTAAATTTACTAAATTGATTAGGTTATGAAGATAGATATAGATTTTGAATTACTCCAACAAACACAACTAAGTGCGGATGATTTTCTTTATTTGTATATTATTTATAGAAAAGGTTTTAACTATCTAACAACGCTTAATCTTAAACCAAATTTAGATGAATTACAATCAAAAGGCTACATTACGCTAGGTGAAACCGCTGATCAACATGTTATTAGACAAGAGTTTATAAATCTCTTTTCTAATAACTTTGATCAGATGTTTGCTGAGTTAGTAAATGTATATCCAATGAAAGTCAATTCACTTAGAAGTGGGGTCAGAATTCTTCATGCAAAGAATCCAGATGCTAAAGCAAATGAAAAAGCTAAAAATAAGTATAGTAAAATTATAGGCACAAAAGCTTACAAGCATAAACATATACTTAGTTGTTTAAATAAACAATTAATTATAGAAAAGGATAACCTCGGGTTTTTACAAAACTTAGAGGTATGGATTAATAACCATACTTGGGAAAAGTATGAAAACTTAGAAGAAAATGACACACGAGAAATTACCACCAGAATTACAAGATCCCTTTAAAGAAAGCGGATTTAAAAGTATCAACAAAGCTATCAGCGCATCGTTACATCAGGTGCATGATGGTATGAATGGAAAACGTCAAGTTTACCCTACTAAATGGAACAGGCTAAATAAAAATTTACTTGGAGGATTACAACCAGGTAAAATGTATGTAATAGCAGGTCGACCGGGAGTAGGTAAATCAGCGTTTAGTAATCAACTAATCTTTGACTTATTAGATAACAATCAAAATAAAAAACTCTTAGTTTTATATTGGAGTTTTGAGATGCCTGGACATCAGCAGATAATGCGTGCTGGTGCTAAGGGAACTAATAAAGAAGTTAGTGAATTACTATCTGTTGAGCATAAATTAGAAAGAGAGGCATACGAACAATTTAAGGCAGAAGTACTTAAGTATGCTCACTATCCAATTTACTTTAATAATATTCCTAGAAATATGGAATTTGTTAAAAATGCTAATATAGAAATAACAAACAAAAAACCTGATCATACTATAGTTAATGTATTTGACCACTCTAGACTTATCTTAAGTGATAAAGAGCATGAGTTGCAAAAACTTAACGAAGTATCTAAAGGTTGTATGTGGTTGCAAGCTAAAATGGGATCTATAAATATATTATTATCCCAGTTAAATCGTAACATAGAGCAAGAGCATCGTGCTAAAGCACAATACCAACCTTTATTAACAGATTTATTTGGTGGTGACAGTATAGGTCAGGATGCACATGTAGTTATGATGCTGCAACGTCCTCATGATTTATATGGGATTACAGATGCATATTGCGGGGAAGACCCAGTTAAATTATTAGCAGTACATGTAGAAAAAAACCGTGATGGTTTATTAGGCATGATACCTTATGAGGCAGAGATGTCTACATTTACAATTAACGAAAGAATAAAATGATAATTAAAAAATTAAAATCTAAATTATCTAATATCCTTAAACGAGGATTAACCGAAAATGAAAAATTAATTAAAAACATAAACATTTATGAGCAAAAGGAATGGCAGAAACAAAGCCAGGGTAGCGGTCTTAAACGAGATCAATTACATAGACAAAAGAACAAAAAGATTTAAAAACGATGATGATGAATTGTCAAGACTAAAATCTAAAAGAAACAGTTTAAGGAGCAAATTAAAAACTAAATAATATGGAATTACCAAAAGAAAAGGTAAAGGCTAGCCGTAAATCGCCAAAGAATATGATAATATATGGTCCACCAAAGATTGGTAAGACTAGTGTATTAGCAGAACTAGATGATTGTCTGATCATAGATTTAGAAGATGGTTCAGATATGATTGATGCTTTAAAAGTTAAAGCTCACAGTTTGAAGGATTTACAAACTATTGGTTCAGCAATCATGAAGGAAGGGAGACCTTATAAATATATAGCTATTGACACTATTAGTAAACTAGAAGAGTGGTGTGAAGGATATGCTAAGCAAATTTATATGAAAACTCCAATGGGTAAAAACTTTGAGCAAAAGAACCCTGGTGCATCAGTACTATCATTGCCTAATGGCGCTGGCTACTTATATTTAAGAATGGCTTACAAAGAATGGATAGAAAAATTGAATAAACTAGCGGATCATATTATCTTAGTTGGACACTTAAAAGATAAGATGCTTGAGAAGAAAGGTAAAGAGGTTGCTGTTAAGGACCTTGATTTAACTGGTAAAATTAAGCAGATTACATGTGCTAACGCTGATGCGGTTGGTTATATATATAGAGAAGGAGAAGAAACTATGGTTTCATTTGATTCTATGGATGATATAACTGCAGGTAGTAGATGCAAACATTTAAAGGGTAAGACCATGCCTATGAATTGGTCAGAAATATTTATAGATTAATTAAACACAAAAAATGATTAAAATGAAAACAAATGTAACACCAGGTGAAACACCTGAACAAATTACTATCTCTATGATCGATCAAGATCTTAAAGAAGGTGTAAACAAGTCAGAAATGGCTATTAAGTACGGAATTAAACCGTGGGAAGTAGATGAGATGTTTAAACATCCTCTTCTTAAGGGTAGAAGACCAGCTAGAAAGAGAGTTTTATCTTTTACTTTTGTAGATGATATGACTACAGATACAACAGAAGAAGTTACTGTAGATCCTAATCAAATAACTTTAGAGCAAGCTATAGATGAAGCTATTGAAGGAGTTGAGGAGGTTAAAAATCAAATGCAAGAAACTCAAGAAGCTATTATAGATATGTTGAGTCCTACACAGTTTGAAACTCCAGAGGAAACAATAG